GCGCCGGCGGTAGAACACCAGCCGCAGGACGATCACGGCGCAGATCGCCGCGTCGATCGCAATGAGCGCCGCTGGGTAGCTCATGGTCGTGGCCTCCGCAGCAGTTCCATCAGGCTGCCGACGTTCTGCCCGAGCAGCCAGATCAGCAGCTTCACCGCAGTGGTGGCCACCACCAGGGCGCCGACGCCGGGGCTGACTGCGACGCCGCCGAACAGCGCGGACTCGATCACCTTGACGCCGGTGCTCGCGCCGAGCAGCCCCGCAAAGAAGGACGGCAGGAAGAAGCCGATCTTCTTCGCCGCGGTCAGTTCGTCGCTGGCCATGACGAACACCACGGCGCCGGAGAATGCCCCGAGCACCACCGCGGCATCGACGCCCGGCAGCAAGGCGAGGATGGCCACACCGGTGAGGGAGACGGCGGCGGTGGTCGTGGCGGCGGGTTCGGCCATCGGTTCAGTCCCAGAGTTGAAGAAGAGAGGTCTGCGCCGCGGCTGGCGACTGGTCCGGCAGCATCACCGTGGTGCCCATCGGCAGCACGGGACCGAGCGCCGCCAGACCGGGGTTGGCTTCGAGCGCGGCTTCGACCACGCCGGCGGTGCGCCCGAGATGGCGCTGGCAGATCAGGTCCAGGGTGTCGCCCTGTTGCGCGGCGACGTTCATATCAATTCCACAGTGCTGCGCCCGAGACCCTGGATGTCGCTGATCGCCCAGCGGGCGTCGCGGCGCAAGTCGTCGAGCGGGTTCTCCAACACGTCGGCCTTGCGGTCGCCGCGCGCCGTGGTGTCGACGTCGCGATAGCGTTCGATCAGGAACGCCTTGGCCAGGCAGCCGACCGCGCGGCGGTAGCGATGAACGTTGACCGTCTCGTCGCTGATGGTCTCGGCAGCCACGTCGGCCAGCGTGTTCTTGCCGGCGGCGATCTGTGCCGCACGCCAGACGGCCAGCTCGGCATTGACCGACGCCATGGCCTCGACCAGAGCGTCGAGCAGGCGCGGGGCGGTGATGGTGCTGTCGATCCGGTGCGACTCGCGGATCTTCTCCGGATCGATCGACGGCCAGAATGGCGAGGCGGGAATGACTCCGGCATCGGCCGGATCGGCGGCGGGAACCTGAACGGAAAAGCTCATGGCGGTTCCTTGAAACGTGTGGGCCGCACGGCGAGTGTCCCTTCGTCGGCGCCGGCGTTGGGGGCGTCGGTTTCCCAGCGCCAGGCCCAGGTGCCGGGCGCGTTGAGCAGGATGTCGGCGTGAAAGAGCCCGGTGGCGTCCCGGATCACTTCGCCGCTGGCGCCGTAGGTGTAGGTCTGCACCTGGTTGTTCGGGCTCTTCACCTTGAGCCGCAGCACCCCGGGATCGGCGGGCGCGGCGGGCGCGGCGGTGCTGTCGGTGATGGCCACGGACAGGCGCGCGGTTTCGCCGACCAGGTAGTCATTGGACACGGCGCACCTCGGCGATGAGCCGCAGGGGGTGAGTCGCGACCGACTGCACGCGCGCGGCGCGGGCGATCGTGGCGCGACAACGGGCGCGGGCGGCGAGGCTTGAAGAAACGCGGCAGGCACGGGCGATGTCCGTCCGCAGCACGCTGGCACGACGCGCAGATCCGGCGAAGCGCAGGGCGACGATCTTTTCCCGGGTGGTCAGCGCGCCGCCGGCCAGCGTGGCCACGGTGGCGGCGCCGGCCAGCAGGATCTGCGCATCGAGTGCGCCGGTGGCCAGCGCGTTGTCGAGCGCGCTGCCGGACAGCGGGATGTGGGTGGACAAACTACCGACAGCGACTGCGGTGGCGGCGGCATCGCCGGCCAAGCGGACCGGCACGGTGATGAGCCCGTGCGCGCTGGCCAGCGCGAGCGCCTGTCCGGAAAGCAGTATCTCGGCGTCGAGCGTGGCGAAACTCGCGGTCTCGCCGCGCGCCAGGCCGGCGAGGCGGATTTGTGCGGTGAGGCTGCCGGCCGCTTGCGCCAGCGATACGGCCGCGCCGTCGAGCGGGACGGGGCGCCCCATGTGGCCCTCCGCGCTGGCGGAGGCAATCGCGGCGCCGACGAGGGCAATCCCGGTCGAGAGTTCCCCGGCGGCCTGGGCGGCGGCCAGCGCCGGTCCGGCCAGCGCGATCTGTGTGGTGAGTGCGCCGGTAGCAAGCGCGGCATCGAGTGCGTCGGCCGCGAGCGGAATTTGCGTGGTGAGGCTGCCGGTGGCCGTGGCCGCGCCGGCCGCGCCGCCGGTGAGGACGATGCTGACGGTAAGCATGGCTGACGCGCTTGCACCCGCCGCGGCATTGCCGGCCAGGCGAATGTCCGATGACAGGGCGCCGGTCGCGGCGGCGTTACCGGCGGCCGCGCCGGCCAGCGGAATGCCGCTGGCAAGCCCTGCGCTCGCCAGCGCTTGCGCGACGGCGGCGCCGGTGAGCTTGATCTGCGCGGTGATGCTGCCGGCGGCGGTGGCCACATCGAGCGCGGCGCCGGCCAGCGGGATCTGCGTCGAGAGCGTGCCGCCGGCGGTGGCCACGTCGAGGGCGACCCCGGCCAGGCGCACCTGCGCCGTGAGCATACCGGTGGCGGCGGCGTTGCCGGTGGCGGCGCCGGCCAGCAGGATCGCCGAGAGCAGCCCGCCCGAGGCCGCCGCGGCACCAAGGGCATCGCCAGCGAGAACGATCTGCGCGGTAAGCGCGGCACTGGCCGCGGCGGATGCTTGCGCCGATCCCGCAAGCTCTGCCGCCGCGCCGCCGCCGGCAGCGGCTGCCAGCAGATCGCCGGCAAACCAGCCGGAGGCGGACGCCGTGACATCGAACCAGCCGGACGGCGCAATGGATTCGTCGAACAGGCCGATCACGTCATTTCTCCATGACGGTCAGCTCACCGGCGAAGAAGGTCGCCGTGGTGGCACTGGTCAAGGCGCAGTGCAGCAGGCAGGTACCGTTGTAGAGCTTGATGCCCGGCGTGCCGATGACCTTCTGGGCGGTAACGTTCGGGATGGTGGTGCCGATGGTGGCGATGTCCCGCGTGATCATCAGGGAGATCGAGCCGCTGACCCACGAGGTGCCGAGGGTGATGCCCTGGATGCTGCGCACACCTTTGTCGCCGGCTTGCAGATTGAACCAGATGAGCGTGCCGATGACTGGCGTGGCCGGCGCCTGCGAGCCGACGATGGCCGCCAGGGTGGCGGTACGCCCGGCAACGCCATCGGAGTTGGTGTAATTGACGGTGGCATTGCTGGCAATCGCCGCCAGCCCGACAGCCGCCGTGCACAGAAGTGCGATCGAGCAACCTTCGCCGTTGGTGGTGCCGTTGATGTCGCGCGCCGGCAACGCCGAGGCCGGCGCAATGGCCTGCGCCGTGGTCGTGGTAATCACCAGGCCCGAGTTAACCCACAGACAGTCGAACAGCAGATGACTGTGATTGACGCTCGCGGCCATCTGCACTTCGGTCAGATAATTGCTGCCGACCGATGGATTAGCGAGCGGGATGCTGCCGGCATCGCCCGCCGCCGTGCCATCCGTGTTGCGGCCATTGACGCCGGGAGTGCCGACGGCCCAGGCGCCGGGGAAACCGCCGTCCTTGCTGGTGCAATACCAGTAGCCAGCGGCGTCCGATGCGGTGCCGGTTTTCATGAATCCGACCGAGCGGCCGTTGTACATGCCGAGGCCGGACGGCGGGTATTCGGCACCCTGCGCGTCGCGGTGCGCCCATCGCCCTTCCTCGTTGAAAATCATGTTCTCGCCGGGCAGCAGGATGAACTCGATCAACTCGACGACGCTGCCGCCGTCCGTATGTTCGACCGCCACGGCGCAACTGGCAGAGGCGCTGTTGTTGGTGATGTTGAGGTGCTTGACGTTGCGCACCGTCGCCGCGGCGGGCGAAGGAACAACGGTGGTCGTGGTGGCCGCCGCGATGTTCGCGGTGTTGAGTCGCCCCGGCGTTACCGTGGTCCCCGACAGATCGACCCACGAGGCGTGGACGTCGATATCGGCGGCAGCGGCCGTCACGATCCGCAACAGATCGCTGATCGAGGCGAGATTGAGCATCAGTTGTCGATCTGGAACGTGGCCGAACCGGCGGCGAAGCTTGGCGCGGCGTCGCCGTTGTTGATCGTCTTCGACACCGTCAGGGTCGAGTAGATCCAGATATTCCCGGCGGTCGAGGCATCGGTCAGCCCCCAGCAGTTCACCACGCCCCAGTTCGCCGATGGCGCGGGGAAGGT